GCGGAGATCCACTCCCCCGCGAGCACGCCGGCGGTGCCAGCCACCGCCAAGGTGAGCGCCCCGAACCCCGTCCCAAGGGCAGCCGCGCCAGTGAGGACTCGGACCATCTCGCCGCTGGTCCGCCCGAGCGCGGGCGACAGCTCTGAGATCAGCGGCAGGGCGAGGGCCCGCACCCCCCGGGCGCTCTGCGCCATCGCATTGTCGAACGCGGTGACGGTGCGGGTGGTCGTCGCGAGCTGTCGGTTGATCTGCTCGGTGCCGCGGGTCGCGGCCTGGCCGAACATCTCGAGCTGCTGCCCGACACCCTGCAGCACACGGGTCGCTTCGTCCCGCGCGGAGATGATGAAGTCGAGGGCTTCCTGCGCCATCTCAGGCTTCCCGCCCGACGCGGTCCATGATGTCGCTCTGCGGCAGGAGCCCCGACCGGCGACTAGCCTTGCCGGCGCGCCGCTTCAGGTCATCCTGCACGATGACCCGCCAGGTCCAGAGCCACGTCGAGATCGGCCACCTCCAGACCGCAGCCGGAGCGGTCCGGGCGCGGTGGGAGATCTCCTTGACCAGCCCCCGGATGTTCGGCGACGGCACGGTCATGAGCGCCTCATAATCGTCCGTCCACCGCCGGTGGACCCCGTGGCGCTCGCTCGACCGGCGCGGCGGGGCCATGCGCTCGCGCTCCTGAGCGGTTGGCTGCTGATAACCGACCCCCCACATGTAGCCGAGGGCCAGCTCGTCGCTGGCACTTCCCAGGCGCTGCACGCCCTCAGGGGTCAGCCGCGGGTCCACCATCGCGCGACAGAGGAGGCCACGCCCCCAGGCGTGAAAGCCCGCGATGATGTCGCGCTGCTGCGTGGCCCCCAGCTTGGCGTAGCACTCGGTGCCGGGAAACGAGTCCTGGAACCCGAAGAAGAAGACCCCGGCCGGCACGTCGCGCGCGATGAACTCGAGCGGCTCGCCGTTGACCGTGGCGATCAGAATCAGGTCGGGCGCCATCTAGGGACCGGGCGGGGCCTGATCCGTGGGGGGCTCGACGCCGACGCGGGCCAGCTCGTTCCGCGAGAATGCGGTGATCTTCGTGGAGAGGCGCACGGCGGCGTCGCCGAGCCGGCTCGCGGCGTGCTCCGTCAGGATGGGATCGACCGCGGCCCGCGCGACGAGCCGATAGTGAAAGCGGCCCGCCTCCTCCGTGCGCGCCTCGATCTCCTCCTTCGACAGGCCGGCGAGCCACGCCTGCCGCCGCTCGATCAGGGCCTTCTGCCGCTTCTCGTCATCCTCTGGCAGCTCGTCGTAGATATGGGCAGGCACCGGTGGCATGAGCGATTCGCGCTCGCCGGCGTCGACCTTGCGAACGCGAATCGACATCGGCTCGCCGTCCTTGGACACAAGGCCGGGGTCCTCGAGGTCCATCTCTCCGGCGGCGATGATCTCGGATTCCGTCGCACGTCGCGGCATACAGCCTCCTAGTCGAGCGGCCTAGTTATAGAGATAGCCCCAGTCATCGTTCCCGGCCGCGATCAGCGGCGTCAGGGTGATGCGCGCGCACACGACGTCGTCCCGCTCCTCGCGCTGGTAGTCGACGACCTGCAGGTTCGCGGTCGTGCCGTCGGAGGCGAACTGGAACTGCAGCCGGTTGGCGTGGCCCGCGGCCCCATCCTTGCCGACCTTCCACGTGCAGTCCTTGAGCGGAACGCCGTCACGGAAGGCGGCGAACCAGCCGGAGTTGGCCTCGGTGTCGATCTCGGGGTCGATCACCAGCCGCGGGTTCCGATCGACCACCTTGAAGCCCGAGACGCCGGTCGCCGCGTTGATCGAGGGGAGTCGGGCGATCCGCTGGCCCGCGTCAAAGGTAAACGTCTTGATCCTCGGCGCGTAGTTCGTGCTGCCGATCTGGAAGTCGGCGTCGACCACCGTCGGAAACTCCGGCGTGTTGACCAGCGTGCCGGCGACGAAGGTCCCGTCGACCTCCTCGAGAAAGCTCCCGATGAAGCTGAACTCGTGAAAGGCCCCCTCCCCGGCGACGCCCATCGAGCGCACGTTGCCCTGGCACCCCGTATATTTCCGGATCTGTGCCGTCGAACCGGTGATGAGCACGGGCACATAGATCGTGTACGTCTTGCCCGCGCTCGTCGGCTTGTAGAGGACCGAGCTGTTAGCGACCCCGGGGTTCGTGAAGGTGCGCCCCAGGCGGCACCCCTGAAGCGGACGGTCCGCGGTGGGTACTACCTCTGGAGTATCGTCGTACTCGGCCGCGCCGACCAGGCCCCGGATCGGCATCCGGAAGTCGATCCGGGTCACGCGCGGGCCCTTGAGCGCCGGCGCGTTGCCGAGGTTGCCCTTCGTGATCAGGTTCCGGATCTCGTTCGGGTCGTTCGTCTCGCGGATCGAGGCGGCGTCCGCTTCGATGATGTCCGCGGCCAGGTAGGTGCCCGCCATCGGGTCGGTGCCCGACGTCGACTCCTCCCGCATGACGATTTGCTTCGTGATCGCGACGGCTGCAGCAAATTCGGGCATGGCTAGGCCACCTCCTTGGTGTCGCGGTAGCGGTACGTGACGAGCATGGTCAGCGTGATCTGCTGCGCAAAGTCCCCGGCCTCGTCGCCGTCATTGGTCACCCACTCGATGGGGTTCTCCCACCCGGAGCACAGGCGCTCGCCGCCAGCCCCGACCAGGCCGAGGTTCTTGGTCACCGTGGTCAGGAGATCGTCCTTGACGAGCTGCGCCCACTCCTGCGGCGTGCGGAGGCCCCCTTCGTCAAACGGAAAGGTCGCGTCGATCCGCACGCGCAGGAGCTGCTCGACATTCATCGACTGATTGATCGACGTGATGCTCGAGCGCGAGCCGCTGGCCTCGCGGAGGCGGATCCGCAGGAAGGACTTCAGCGTGCGCGGGGCCGTATGGCCCATCTCGACGAGCGGCGGGTCTACGGGGTAGTTCCCGCCCCAGGGGCGCACGCCCACCATCCCGGCGAGGATCTCGCTGACACGCACGAGGATCTGCAAACCCTTGGGGTCGGCCACGGCTAGCTGTCCCCGCCCGCCGCGACGCCGCGGCGCAGGAAGGCCACCTCGTGCTGCAGGTTCTTCTCGAGCGTGGCCAGGCCGAGCGTGTGCATCGCGTCGCGAATCGCCTTCTTGCCGGCCACCCTGGGGATCGACGGCCCACGGAGCTCGATGATCGGCAGGCGGCCGGCGCCTGGCTCCCGACGGAAGACGCCGCGGTGCCCGCTACGCATGGTGGCGAGGAACGCCTGATGGATCCGCCGCCGCTGCCCGCCGAGTGAGTAGCTCACGCCGCGGCCCTTGCCGCGCGAGGGCTCCGGCCCGGCTGGGCGCAGCTCGACGAGCGGGATCCGGGTCCCACTGATCCGGATGCGCCCGGCCAGACGGTTGAAGGTCGCCTTCGTGATGTCCATCCGCTCGGTGACCTGGCGCACGGGCACGCCAATGTCCTCGGCGACCTCGCGCGCGGCCGCCGCGCGGACCGTCGTGAGCGTGCGGTTGATCGCGCGCGTGACCGCGCGCGGCACGCCGTTCTTGACATTGGCCAGGGCCAGCGTCAGGGCACGGTCGTCAAGCTTGATGGTGAAGCCGACGGGCACTAGACGGGCTCCTTGTAGACCATCGCGCGCACCTCGTCGCCGTCTACCTCGGTGACCACGTCCACCACCCACCGGTCAATCGGCCCGCCGGCCACCTCGGGCGCGCGCACCACCGCGCCCTTGCGCAGCAGGGGGGCGTCGGCGCGCCTGAAGCAGATCAGCTTGTCCCACCGCCGGAAGATCGAGGGGTCGAGCTGCTCAGGGACCGGCATCGGAGGCGGCGGCTGCATCACCACGGTGATGGCCGCCGACTCCGGCCCCTGGGCGAACTCGGCGAAGGTGGGCAGGGCCACGGTCGCCGGGACGCCGAAGTGCTGAAAGAGCACGTCGAGGCTCGGCCGGGCGTCCGTCATGGCGAGCCCCTGGCCGAAGCGCTACGCGAGCGCGGCGCCGACCGCCACCCTCGCCGCCACCCCTGCCTTGAAATTGCCGGTCGTCACGGTGGTGAACCGCTTGTTCGTGTCGTCCCAGTTGACCTGTTGCCCCTCGGTCCATGCTTGAGCGCTGAGCTTCGCGTGCTCCACGACGCCGAGCCGGAGCCCCCGGAAGGGCAGGGTCTGCGCGACCGTCTCCGTCGCGATCACCAGCACGTCGCCGATCTTCACGCCGACACCGGCGGTCACCCCGCCGGTGGGCGCGATGAACTCGAGGATCTCGCCCGGCTGCACATAGCCCTTCATCGCGCTGCCTCCTTGTCATGGCCCGGGGTGACCCCGAGCAGGTCGTCGGCGCTAGGCGCCGGGGTTCTTGTAGAAGCCGCGCCAGTCGATCACCTTCGCGCCGACGTCGTGCCGGCACTTCACCTCGATGCCGTCGACCTTGAAGCCGACCTGCGTCTCGACCACCGGCCCATCCACCCCCTCAAGCATCGCGAGCTCGACCAGGTCGATCTGGTCGGCCGAGGCTGCCAAGTACCAGGAGACGGCCGAGGCGACATCGAGGCGAGGCTCCGCGACCACCGTCAGCCGGCCGCCGAAGGGGTTGACGTTGGACGACTGGCTCGCGAGCAGGTTCGTGCTCACGAACTGGTCGGCGATCGTCTCCTTGCCGGTCGGCACAATCAGGAGGCGCGGCACGAGGTTCAAGAACTGCACCGCGTCGACGCCCTTCTGCTGGCGCATCGCGGCCCGTGCGGCCCCGATCGGCGCGATGGCGATCGCGTCGGAGGTGCCCGAGAGGTTGCCATGGTTGGCGTGGAAGAGCGCGACGCCATCGCCCATGGTCGGGTTGCTGGTGATCTGCGCCCACACCAGGTCGGACTCGAGGTGCCGGGCTGACCGTCCGAAGAGGAGGGCGACGCGCGAGAAGGCGTCGGTGTCGTCGTTCACGAGGGCCTGGCGGGTGATGCCGAACACGCGCCCGTAAGTGGCGAGCTGGTACTGCTCCTTGGCTTCGCCGATCGTCCCGCTGGTGAACTCCCCATGCTGGTTCACCGCGGAGAGCGTCGGCGCCTCACCGAGCTGGTTCCGCTTCACCGGCTTGAAGTCGGGAATTGTCGTCCGCCGCACGATCGGGCCGAAGGTTTGCGGGGCTTCCATGTAGGCCGCCCGCAGCGTCTTGTTCGCGACGTCGGCCAAGAGGTTCGCGTAGTCGGATGTCGTGTGCAGGCCGGCCCGCTGGTTCAGGCCGAGCGCCAGGCCCGCGATCTCCATCTTCGACAGGCCGGTGGTCCGGACCCCGCGAGCCTGCAGGCAGATCTTCGCGGACTCGATCAGGGACAGGCCGCGGTAGTTCCGGCCGCTGTCGTCCAGCTTGAAGAGGCTCGGCGCGCACCGATGCAGCAGCGCATTCTCGAGGCCCCGCAGGACCGCGTCTTGCGGATCCACGCCGGGCACCATGACGATGCGCGGACCGCGCTCGTCGCCGGCGCGCTCGCGGACCCGCTCCAGCACCCGCTCGAGCGCGTCAACCTTCGGCACCCGCTCCTCGATCAGGGCCTGCATGAACGCCACCGGCATGTTCGCGTTGCGGCAGGCCTGCATGATCGACTGGACGCGGTCGCGCTCCTGCTCGACGCCGCGCTCGCGCTCGGCGTCGGCGACCTCCTCGGCGCTCGGCGGTGCGGGCGGCGCAGCGGGCGCCGGAGCTCCGGGGTCGAGGAGATCGGCGCGCTCATCGAGGTCGACGACCTCGGCGGGCTCGGTGGCGGGGACGGCAGCGGGGGCACGACGGCTCATGGGTGTCTCCTTCGCGTCGCGCGTGACGATCACGCACGGGTTGGTCGGGGTCTTCTCGCCGGCGGCGCGAATCTTGGCGCCGTCGTCGGCGCCCATCGGCACCGCAGAGATCTCGTAGGGCTCCCAGTCGATCGCGTGGCGCCGCGGCACGCCGCCAGGCCCGCCGGTCGTCTGCTCGTACGTGTAGACGCGATAGCCCACGCTGAGATTGCGGATGATCCGGTCCTGAACGTCCTGCCACACAGGCTCCACGTCGGCGCGCTTCGAGAAGCGCACGGTCGCCTCACCGCGCTTGCCATTCACCGTCGCGCTCTTGGGCTCGACGACGCCGATCACGTTGCGCAACGCGAGGGACATGTGCGAGTCGAGGACGGGCGCGCCGTTGTTGAGGCGGTCGATGCGCACGTGCTTCTCATCCAGCGACAGCGTCTCGATATACCGCTCATCGCGCAGCCAGTCGTAGCGCATCACGGGCGCGCCCACCGAGAACACGACGTCGACGGTCCGGGCCTCGCGGTCGATGCTGTCGGGTGCGACTTCGGCGCGGAACTCAAGCGCGGCCAGCTCCACCTGGGTCGTCGGCGGGGCGGCGGGCGCGCGGCGCTTCATGCGGGCCATGCTGCACGGCGGGCGCGCCGGCTGCATAGCCGTCAAAAAATTACGGGTACGGTTTCAGGAGGACTGGCGCAGCCGAAGTGGTGAATCTTGCGAGCGAAGCCAGCCCTTGCGACACAGCGCGTCGATGTGCGCCTGCATGCCGGCTCGGCTCAGGGAAAAGCGCCGCGCCAGGTAGGCCGCACGGCAATTCTCCCCCGTGGTCTGGCGGAAGCGGACGATCTCGGCGAGGATGGCGGCCTGCTTGCGGGTCAGCGCGGGATCGTCGGCCAGGGTGGCGCGACGGTCCTCGAGCTGGGCGTCAATCATCTGGCCAGGAGGTCGCCTTCGATTGCGGCAATGGCGGCGTCGCGGCCGTCACCGAAGCAGTGCCCGCAGCACGTGCCCCGCGGGGGACGCACGGCGCGCGCCCCAGCCAGGAGGTCCTCGAGCGTCTTCGCTGGTGTGGGGGTAGCGGGTGGACACGCCGCGGTCGCGCCGCCCGCCTGACGGTCCTGCAGGTCTCGGATCATGGCGGCGCTCCTTCGGCTCACCGGTGGCCGTTGCCGTTCAGCAGGAGGCGATCAGCGTCATCCATCTCAGCTGGCGCGTTCTTGGGCTGCTGCAGCGTCGTCGGCTGCCCCTGCTGCGACATGTGGCGCGGATCACTGTCGAGGATCACGCCCTTGGCGTCGAACTTCTTGTTCCATTCCTCGATCTCGTCGAGGACCTCATCGGGGTCATAGCCGCGCTCACGCACCATCTCGGCCCATGTCATGCCACCGATGCGGATCAGCCGCTGATAGGCGATGCCTTCCTTGTCGGGCTCGATCATCGGCATGGGGGGCGGCGTCCAGCGCGCTGCCGGCGCGTCCTGGACCTGCCCCACGATCGCCGCCGCCTGCATCGCCCAGGCCCAGGCGGGCGCGCAGAACTGCGGGATCAGCATCCCCCACCGCCACCCGTCGACGTCGGCCCAGTGCCGGATGCGCGACATGCGCGCCGCGGAGAAGGGCAGGTTCATGTAGTCGCCCGTCAGGTCCTCGTAGGTCACGCCGATGCCGGAGGCGATCGCGCGGAGCTGCGTCTGCGCATAGGGCGCGTGCTCCGACACGGT